CCGACACAGTTTGAACCAGCTGTGTTCGTTAGGTCTGACAAGCGCCTTCTCAATGATGTACATCCATATGATGAGTCAGTGAAGAAATGGTCCCATCCACAACCAGAAATGGATATGGACCTATTGGAGCAGTGTGTGGAGAATGTTGCTACTAGATTAACACATTTGGTGCAACAGTCACATGCCACGATGCGCCTTCTTACAACAAAGGAGGCGATCAATGGTTGTGAGTCAATACCACACTTGAGCAAGATAGACAGAAAGACCTCTCCAGGATTTCCAGATGTTCATGTCTTGCCAGCTGGTTCAAAGAAGGACAAATACTTCGCACTGTCTGAGAAAGAGAACATCCATGTTCTCAATGACACATATGGCAAGAAGTTAGGCCGGGAACTTGATGAATTCATTCGTTCATGTTACAAAGGAGAAAGGACAGGTGTCGTTTTTGCAACGGCCTTGAAGGATGAGGCTTTGAAGATGAGCAAAATCGAGTCAGGAGCAACCCGTTCTATCACGGGCAGCCCAACGTATTTCACGTTGGCCCACCGCAAATTGTGCGGTGCAGCACTGGCAGCAATAACTGCCACATACAGGGAACACCCCATCAAGGTGGGGATTAATGCTGCCTCACAAGATTGGCATGATCTGTACACGTTTCTCTCAAGAACAGGCACAGTGGGCTTTGATGCAGACTATAAGAATTTTGATGCCACAATACCAGGCGTAGTGTTGGCACAAATACACAAAGTCTACAACAAGATCTACCAAGAATGCGATGATAAGTGGTGTCCTGAGGACGACCTTGCTCGTAAAACACTTTACGAGCATTTGGTTGGTCCTCTGATCAATTACCACTTCTTCATCGTCCAATGCCCGGGAGGGCACGTATCGGGACAACCAGCCACAGCAACAGACAATTCCATTGTCAATTGGATATACTACCTGTATGTCTGGATGACATTGGCCCGCAAGCATGCGCCAGCTAGAGCTTCGTTTGAGGAGTTTTACAAACACGTTACCATGGCTTTTTATGGTGATGACAATGTGTGCACTATCCT